GCGTGTCCCTCAGAAAAGACACAACCTTTTTAATGCCTCCGCCTTTAAACCACTCTGCCAGGTCACCCGCTGTCTCTTGTATGGCGGGGGCCAGCTCTGCGCCCAGTTGTCCGGAAATTTCTGCAACCGCAGAAGAAAAAACCTGCTGCAAATCAGAAACAGCCTTGTTTCCGGCGAGTGCGCCAGCCACACCCTCTTTTGTCACCAGGTTATATTTATCCTGCTCAGCCAGCAGTTCCTGAAAACTTTTTCCAGAACGTTTGATCAGCATCAGCAGTTTACTGGCTTCACCACCAAACAATGCATCCAGCGCAAACGATGCCTTTGATTCATCCTTCAGTGACAGCGCCCTGTCGATAATTTTTTCGAACTGTTCCTTATCACTCAGTCCGGCAAGATCGCCTTCCTCAAATCCCAGCGTTTCAAAGGCGTCAGAAAGCGAACTCTGCTTGCCATTTTGTTTATATTCCCCGGCCTTATGCAGGTATTCCTCAAACAGATCCCCGATATTATCGCCGGTCATATCGTACTGTTTTGCCAGGGCGTCCCAGTTCATGTACGTGCGGGTATCCACGCCATACGCAGTCGCTTTACCCGCTGTTTCAGCCGTCTGCGCATTCATGGCAGCCGGAGCAATCAGCGCACCAAGTGCCGTGGTCACGGCACCGCCCCCCATCGCCAGACCGGCATTCCAGGCAAATTTACCGGTTCCGGCAAGCAGGCTTTTTCCCTTCCCCATAAAACGTCCGAGCCGATCGCGACGCTCAAGGCTCCGGTTCAGTTTTTTCTGGGCCGCATCCGCTTTCTTAATTTCAGCCGTGAGCCGGGCGTATTCATCCTCCATCGACTTAAAACGTTTCCCTGCCAGCGCCGCCCGTTTCATTTCTGCCGCCAGCTCTGCCTGCTCTTTACGCAAACGCGCAGCCTGCTGCTCCACATCCTGCAGATTTTTTCGCAGATCCGTCGCCGAACGACGCCACGAACTGTCCAGTTTGCCCCCGAACGACACGGTGGCCTTAAGATTCTGGCTTACGCTTCCCACGTTTTACTGCCTCCACTTCATCCAGTAAAAATGCCGTAAACACACTGAACGGCATGGACAGATAATCGGAAAGAGGAAAATGCAGCCGCCGCCCGAGAAACCTTAACCCTCTGAAGATTTCGGTTTCGGTCGCTTCCCGGGTGGCAGCATAAAAACATTAAAGGCATCCGTCAGCTGGGCATAATCCGCTGCGGTCAGCAGCCAGATATCCTGCTCACTCAGATTACAAAGCTGCGCAATCATACGCGCCTCTTTTTCCTCCTCTGTTCCCCGGTCTTTGGTGAAGGCAATGCGATCGCGCACCAGCGGTTCGCGCATGGTGATACGTTCCAGCACAGCACCGCCCCCCAGAGTGACCGGCGTGTACAGTGTGATGGTGCGGGTTTCACCCGGAATATTCATAATCTGCTCCTTAAAAAAAACGGCCCGCAGGCCGTTATGCGTTAATCAGTGCTCAGAGACGCACTTTTGCCGACAGGCCGGCGAGAACATTCACGCCGTTGATCCGACGCTCAAAACGCTCGGTATCAATCATAATGAGTTCGATCCCCTCCAGCGTCTGACGGTAATAATTCACCGCGATTTCCACTGTCACCGCATTTTCTGACAGGCTGCTGTTTCCACGTGCATCCGGCGTCACCGTTTTCACAAAACCTTCGATTTCTTCGGTGGTCCCCAGCGCGGTGCCGTTTGCCAGATAGCCCTGATAGGCCGTGAAGCGGGAGCGGTTGCCACTGACAAATCCGAGACTGGACAGCATGTCTGTATCCAGACCATAGAATTTAATCTGGCAGGTCAGCNCCTCCATGCCGTCGTCAACCGGCGTGGGGGCATCCTGTGCCCCGGTGCGTAAATCAGTGGTGGTTATGGACAGCGTGGGGGGCGTGAACTCATGCGCTCCCTGAATACGGATCCCCTGGCGGAAAAAAGTCCAGGCCCGTAATGTGTTTTTACTGCTCATGTTGCCGTCATCTCCTTAATGCCGTATTCGTTGTTGACGCTCACCCGCATGCTGATAAGTTCAGTCGGCGATTTGGGACCGAAGTCATAGTTGATGTACAGTTCACCGGCTGCCAGCGTTTCGGCGGTATTCAGTTCCGGATCCAGCCATGCCCGCCCCCCGAAGATGGCACCTTCTGCCACCAGACGGCGCATATACGCATTAATGGTGCCAATAATGTCGTCCGCATTCTGGCGATCGAGCGGGCGGTCAACATACGCCAGCATCGCCTCCTGGATACTGTCTTCAATCACATCCGCAGTACGGCGGACGGACTCGAAATGCCACTGAGGATGGGACGAGCACAGCCGGTTTCCCCAGTGTTTAAATCCGGCGCGGCGGATCAGGGTGGAGACATTCTGCATATTAAGCAGGTTGGCATCGCAGTTACGCTCACCGAGGATAAATTCATCCACCTGCTCAACACCGAGGATGTTGTAAACCTCCTGGTTTGATTTGCTCCACCACCACCCTTTTTCATAGTCAATACGGGCACGCAGTCCGGCAGCAAAGGCCGAATACGGGCGATACACCAGTTGCCCCTCTGCATTACTGACCTGCACACGCGGGCGCAGTAATTCAGTCCTGGCACCGTAAGACTGGCGACGCTGCACCACATCCTGCAGTGTCGCGCCCGCAGCACAATCCACGTACGCCACTGCACGCAGTTTTCCGGCCACCGTTTCCAGTGCCTTACCCACCGCATCGTCTTCACTGAATCCTGGTGCAATCACAATACGTGGCTGATACGTGGTGACGGATTTTGCCGATGACAGCATGCTGATCCCCGCAAGAATGGCAGCACGCTGCTCTTCCGGCTTCGTTTTTTCTTCCACCCGGACGATCACCGACAGCGCGTTACGCTGGTCGTTAATCTCCGTCAGCGCCTGCTTCAGTGTTCCGGTGATCCCCAGACGTGAAAGCGCCGTTGTTCCCGCCATCGCCACTGGCGTGTTCAGCGGAAACGGTTCATCTTCACCGCCACTCAGTGTGCCGGAAAACGGCGACACAATACCGTCACCGCTGCCGGTGGCACTCACCCCGGCCCCCGCCACACCATTCACCGCCGTCACAACATCACTGACGGTGGCATTGCCTGCCCCCTCTTCACTGCATCCAAGCCAAATCAACAGGCTTCCGTTTTCCCATTTTGCTGACGTGGGAACCGCACCCGCACTTTTTTCTTTGACAGCCTGTTCAGCAATAACGGTAATGGTATTTCCGCTCCGTCCCCCCGCTTTTGCCGTAAAGGTCAGCTCGTTATCCAGCAGCGGCGTTCCCGCTGTCAGTGTCGCTGCCACAGCTCCGGCAGCCTGCGGCGCGGTTCCCACCACACCAATAATGGCTGTCTCTATTGTGGTTACTGCCACCGTGCCTGCTGTCAGCTCGATGGTTTCCACACCATGTAATTGCCCCATTTGCATTCTCCGGACATAAAAAAACCTGCCGCAGCAGGTCACATTTTCTGATTCGGTACTTTCGTGGTTCCCCCACTGTCTCCGGGATGGTCGTGTCCATTAAACGTTTCCCGGATCCGGCTCATGCTGCCGGATTTATCCGTCACCTCGCCTTTTGCATAAAAATCACTTTTCACCACCACTTCACCTTCAACCATCGTGCGTCCGTTCACGATCAGGTCTTCTGAGATCATGACGTTTCCGTCCAGCACACCATTCCCGGTAATGGCATAGGTGCCCCCTTCCGCCAGAATAATGGTCAGTGAGTGCGTCTCCCGGTTATAGCAAATTTCCGTGCCATCTCCGTAACGGGTGATGTGCTCACTGTCGCTGCCCTGCGGAGCCGGTGCCTCACCGGTATTCCAGCCGGGAAAAACACGACCGTTATTCAGCTCCCCGGCCTCTGACAGTACCGTGACCGCATCGCCCACAGCAAACGGCTCAAAATCTGCCCGGTTTTTCCCGGCAAAACCCTGACACAATGGCAGCCAGGTGGTCACAATATCCCCCAGATCCACGCGGCATTCCGGAAAACCACCGTCCAGCCGCACCGAGTGGATCACCCCACGCCGGACCATATTTGCCAGGCGACGCTGTAAATCCCCCAGAACCTCATTCACGTGGCTTTCCCTCAAAAATCAGCCGATAATCATCCACATGCTGTCGCCCGATCTCCGGTGCCACGCCCAGCCAGGCCCGCTGTAACGGCAGGTTATCCGTGGCAAAGGGATCCATACCAAACGTCACCGTCTGGTTAAATGAAATCTGCCAGACCAGATAATCATCCAGACGCGGATCGGTTTCATCTGCGTCCGCTGATATAAAAATGGCAGGCTCCACATTTGCCAGTCCGAACGTCTGCCCGTCGAGCCAGTGCGACAACGCGGCGGCCGCCGAACGGATAAAAATATCCGGCTTTATCGCCCTGCGTTCTTCTTTTTTTTCTTTATCCGACTCACCGGCACGGTCAACCAGTACCCACAGCGCGGCAGACAACACCACCGTCATCTGCCCGTCTGCATTGCTTTTCGCATCCCAGCCATCCACCGCCAGAAACACCGCCGGAGTGACCAGTTGCGTGACCCGTTCCGGATAGGTGTCCGCATCATTGATCCATTTAAGTTTTTTCAGGGCATCCAGCACAGCAGCGTGCCAGGATGCCATGCATAAGGGTTCAGCCATTGCGTCCTCACATTTTATCGGGGGGCCACGGTAATGCCGTACTTCGCGCGTCGCCGGATGTCCGATTCGAACTCTTTCATAAAAATTTCCAGGCACTCCGCAAAAGCCACATCTTCAACATAATCCATCGTGCTGGCATAAATACCAGCTTCAGCCTCCCGGACACGCCCGGTTTCAGGATTTTTGATGATGATTGTTCGTCGGTTCTCTTTGCGACTACGTATCACCAGCCCGTTTTCATACGCGGCAGGAGATAAAAACGAACCGTTGGGTTCAAAAACGGGATCGCTGGCTTTGCGGCGACGTCGCCGGACACGGTTCTCTTTGATAAACCGCCCGGTTACCGGATCACGGAGATCATGACGCCGGACACGTTGCCCACGAATGCGTCCGCGCAAATCTTTTATCTTGATCGCATTAAGGCCAAACCAGAGACGGGCTTCATCCATAGCATTACCCCGGGTAATGCGGGTGGAAAAAAGCCGCCTGTCCAGTGTGTCCATTTTGCGGGGAGCCAGGCCGGTTTTCAGTTCCGCAAGCGCCTTCATGCGCATTTTTGATGCCGTTCGCTTCAGTGCGCGGGAATAGGCCAGACGGAACTGGTGCTGCGTTGCACCAGCCTGCGCCGCAATATCCCGCAATTCTTCGACGTCGATATCAAACAACAGATTTCGCCGGATGCGTGATGCCCGCGCCATTGCGATATCTCCTTATGAAGTTTATTTTTTACTCCATTCGATGGTCGGTAATGACGTCCCCCGTCCACGCCCGAGCGTTACGCGTGTACGCCCCATTTCATCCGCACCAATATGCGTGACGCGGTAAAATTCGTGGTTCAGCTCCACTGTGCAGTTTGTGCTGAGCCCCTTAATATCCTCTGTCAGTGCGCTGAATGCCGGAGCCTGATCGTTAATTTCTCCACCACCCGGAACACGAACCGGCGCATCCGGAGATTCAAAAATCACCATAACAGGGCGACGCTCGCTGCCAATAGACAGTATCGCCGGACACTCCTCGGAAAAAAGCCGGGAAATGCGGGCATCTGCCCGCATCAGCCGTTTATGAAATCGATGCATCAGTACCCCAGACGCACACAAACACAGGCATCTCCGGCTTCAGCCGATGCCCATACTGTTCCCACCAGCGTATTACCTGATTTCGTTGCGGTCAGTGTTGCCGTATCCGCTTTGAAATACACCAGCTTGCCTTGCGTTAGCGCCTCTGCCTCTTTAGGTAAAGAGAAAACCCCCACCGTATGCAGAATGCCCACATCCCCGTCCGGAATATCAGCGTGAGCAACACCAACAAGATTATCCTGAACAACCAGATCGCCAGATGACACCGCCTTCCCGGTCCCGTTCACCCAGTCGACGTTTTTTCCGTCCTGAACAAAATTTTTTGACATTTTTTTCTCCGGTAAATGCGGCGCAAAGTGCGCCGCTTCAGCCATAAAAAAAACCGCCCTGTCCGGCGGTTATTTATTGTTTTTTCACTTTGACCATGCCACGCCAGTCAAGCGGTGCCACTCCGGCATCAATGCGCACCTTGAATGCTGCACCATCAACCGTAAAGCCCTGTTGCTGCTCCAGATACGGCGTATCAATACCGTCGAGGTAAGCCACTTCAATCGTGTCACGCCCCTGCGCTGCCACCAGGTAATAATCCGTCGGGCTGCTGTCATCAAGGCGGGCCTCTGACAGAACCGTGGCAAAATTCTGAATCGGGTTAATAATGCCGCTGTTCGCATCTGCACCGGGCACGCTGGCAGACTTAATCAACTGATTGGCACGCGACTCAATGGCAACAGGCGTCAACATAAAAGCAGGACGAATGTTCAGGCGGCGGTCACCCGATTTCTGGAGCAGCATGGCTTTACGCCCGGAATCCAGCCCCTCAATAGACAAATCTGCAGTCACCAGGTTGCCATGATCTGCATGGAACAGCGGTTTGCCATCCGACATTTTCGGATTGCTGGTCAGCACGGCCCAGACCAGATCACCCACGGTAGTCCGCGCTGCCGCCCCCATTGCCATCGGAATACGGGTCAGCATATCCAGGTCATCATTGATGATGGTCTGGCGATCAATGCTGAACAATTCGCCATAAGTCGCCAGTGCAATCGGTTCGCCACGATCTTTCAGGGTCACATATTTATATTCAGCCCCCGGCAATACTTTTCGTAGCGTCGGGAAAGTTTCCAGCCCGACACGATGCGCGGTTTTAAAATCAGTCAGCGTTCCCTTGCGGGTCCATTTGTCAAAATTTTCGCTGGCATCATCCCAGCCCTGCAACGCAGCTTTATGAGCCACATCCATCAGGATATTGCCGAAATCGCTGCTGCTGTGAGTAAATGCCAGCCCCACCATCGCCATCGGTGCGGAATGACCGGAGATACCGATACCGCGATCAACCAGCGAAGCACGCGCCAGCTC